GACGTCCATTACTTTCCTGCTTCAACCTTGAGAGCATCAAGAATGGACTTAGCTCGCGCGTTGAACACCATCTCAGCTGCTGTCTTTTCATCCAATGCTGAACGCAGCTTGTCAAACGCATACCAAGCGCGCAAAGAAACACGACGCTCGCCAGCATCACACATCTGTTTAGCTGGGTTACGCAAGTCCTCGCTCAAGCGCGCAAGCGCGTTTGGATGCGGTTCGTTGATACGAATACAAACAGGGAAACGGTCTTTCAGCGCGATTGGCAAATCTTCCATTCGTTCGATGTTCGTTGTCATGACAACACTGAAACCATCCAATGGGATTACCTTTTCATTTGTCTCTGGGTTTTGCCATTCAGCACTTTCTGGGCTGTCTGTGATTGCGAGAAGCGTGGCAAAAACATCTCCGCCAGCTTTATCAATCTCGTCTACAACCAGCCGGCCACCAACTGTTCCGTTTCCGCGCCATGCGAGAATTCCTGAGCCTTCGTTCCAAGAGAGGCTTCCGTCTTTCGTTTGCTTCCACATTCCGGTTACTTCTGCGGTGGTCATGTCGTCTGTGCAAGCAAGACGGTGAGCGCCACCTTCAATGTTCCCAAGCTTCATGCCTGCGTATGTTTTCCCAATTCCCGGCGCGCCGTACAGAACAACACGGTCAATCCCTGCGAGCAGAGCGTTTTCGAGTGTTTGCCAGCACTTTGGCAAGTTGGATACTTTCTTTGTCTTAGTCATTTCAGTCCCCTTATAGGTGTAGGTAATTTGATGTTAGTTACTTTTTAGATGAGTTACAAGTGAGGGCAGGCACTTCCCCTGCCTACCCTCACAGGATTATCAGGAAGCTTGAGCGACGCTCTGCTTCTTAGCTTTTGCCTCTGCTGAGATTGGTGTAACACGAACCTGCGAGTACGGAGTGACGGTAGCAACCGTTGCGGCGACCTGCTCGTCAATAAGACCCATCTTGATTGCGCTATCCATCAAGTCATTTTCCACGACCAACTTAGTGACCTTCTTGAGGACTGTTGGCTTGACCATTTGGGCAAGTGTTTCTGCATCGTAGGAGATACGGGTTGCCTCTACGATTTTGATGAGAACACCATCAACGGTGAAGTTGTCAAGGCCAACTTGAGCGAGTTCCTGACGGAGTTCTGCTTCTGCGGCTTTCTTCGCCTTTGTGGCTTCTGCTTCTGCTTGCTTGAGTGCCAGATATTTCTGGGCGGTTGAGTGAAGTGCCATCGGTTTTCCTTCTTTCTGTAGTGGTTGTGATTGGCACTTGTAACCTACAGGGGACACAATGGAATGTCAAGCTTTATTCGGATAAATCTTTCCGAAATCTTTGTGGCGTTCGACACAAGTATTTGGCCGTCTGTTTACGCCTATCCATAAAGCGGGCAGCACGAAAACGGAAGCCATCAGCAAAAAGCTGAGCTTCCTCATCAGACCACCGGGTTCGAATTTTCCGTTTCACGCAGCTAGTTTACCGCTCATCCACCACCGTCACAAGAAGAAGTCCCGTTTCCCGCGCTCGTGGCGGGGCTTCTGGGTGGAACAGCCGGCAGCTTCCCGGTCGATGCAGCTGCCGCTCGAGCCAGCACGACCTTCGTGGGCTTTGTACCTTGTGTGACGCTTGACCACCAAATGAACTTGACTTTATTGCTTGCGCCTTGTACCTTGTACTTGTCACATACACCTATCCCGAAGGGGGACTGAAATGACCACATTGGTAGAGCAGGTTCGAGACCTGTTCATTACGATTGGCGCAGAGAGGGGCGACGAGAACAAAGAACTCGGCAAAGCCCTTTTCTACTCAATCAAGAAAGACGGAACATACAGACTGGTTGGCGCCGCTGGAGATGTTTACGAAGGATTGGAAAATCTTCCGTTACACGTTTCATTGTCGGACACCGATGCGGCGATTGCCGTTGAGACAACTGGTTGGTGTGCGCCGATTGACGACAGCAAATCAGACGATGACCAAATCTTGCCTTCGCAACACCCTGAGCGTCGTCGTGTTCGTCTGATGTCACTCGTAACTCGCACTTACAATAGTGCTAGTGCGATGGGCTTCGCAGATGAGGACGAAGTCATTACAGATGATGGTTCAGCTCGTGGAACGCTCGCAGAAGCGTTGCTTGACACGATGAAAGTGCTGGTCAGCAAGAACAACTAGCCGCACAACTGAACGGCTTCAGAAAGACCCCTTGCCTTCGGGCAGGGGGTTTTTTTGTGTACCCCTTCGAGTCATACGCCACCGTCGCAACAAGACGCTTCGCGTCCCGGGATAGCCCCGTTGGGTTTTGTTCTGGCAGCTGCATTTGATACCGGGTCAAGCCGGCCACGTATTTGCCGGCCTCAAAACTTTTTTAGATTTCTTGTGATTTGTACTTGACAAGCACACAGGGAATATGTACACTAAACGGCACACACCTAGAGAAGGGAAAAACAATGGGAATGGATGTGCTGGGAGTAAATCCCAAAAATGAAAAAGGGTCATACTTCAGGAACAATGTCTGGTGGTGGAGGCCGCTTGCTGACTTCATCTTGGAGAACTATCCGGACATCGCAGAAAATTGCGAATGCTGGCACACAAACGACGGTGACGGCCTTGACGAAAGTTCGTCGGCATCTCTCGCAACTCGAATCAAGCAAGACATCGCTCTTGGCCGTGTAACAGAGTACGCAAAAACCTACAACGAATGGCGAGCATCGCTTCCCCGTGAGGCTTGCAACTTGTGTGAATGCACAGGTATTCGCACAGACGAAGTAGGCGTGGAAAACGGTATGCCCGAAAGAGAACTTGACGAAGAAACCAAAGTTCTTGTGGGACGTTCGCACGGCTTTTGTAATGGTTGCCGAGGCGTGGGAACAAAAGAAAGTTGGCTCGCTGGTTACCCATTTGACGAAGACAATGTTGCAGAGTTCGCAGAGTTCTTGGAGAACTGCGGCGGATTTCAGATTTGCTAGTTGTGTTTTCTAAACACGGCTAGTACCATAAAAACCCAACCAACATCCCTAAGGAGGGACGATGAAAACTAGACAAGAAAAACTGGCAACCCGGCTCTACGAATACCGAGTGGAAGCAGGCCTGACCCAACAACAGGTCGCTGACCTCGCTGGCATTGACCGAAAGACCGTGAACCGCATCGAGAACAACCGTTTCTCGCCAAGCGTGGACACCATCTTCCGTCTTTGTGTCACGTTCGCCAAGAAGCCATCAGACGTGTTTGAGGGGATGTAAAAATGGCTACCCGTTCAATCGTCGCCGAAGTATCGGAAAACGGCTGGCAAGGCCGTTACGTCCATTGGGACGGGCATCCGGGAACGAAGTTAGACCAACTTTTGTTGCTGATTGCCCGTGATGGCCTGCAAACCGTCACTCAAACCATCATCCACGACAACTACTCGTGGTCTTCTATTGACCCTTTCTCGAAGGCAGAGGAAGACAGCCAATGGAAGTTCGTAGAGGGTTACGGATACGCACACAACGACATCGAAGAACCACGCCGATATATGTTCACCGAAGCAGACACGGACTTTGCTTGGGCGGAGTATCTGTATGTTCTTGGTGTACGTGGCATTCAAGTTTGGACAGCATCAACCGACGTAGATGGTGTTGAAACGTGGGTGACTTCCGAAGACCATTTCCATCCGTACACGGCTGTATTCGCTTAGCCAAACCAAAACATTTCCCCTCACCTGCAGTCACGCGCTGCGGGTGGGGGGATTTTTTTATTCCCGGACACTCATACACCACCGTCGCAACAAGACGAATATGGCCGGGCAATAGCCCCGTACGGTTTTATGATGTTGTTCTGGCCTTGATGTATGCACGAGTCGAGCTTGACTTTTAGTTTGCTGCGTCTTATACTTGACACACCTACTAGTGAAGGAGAAGTAATGAGTTTCGTAACCGAAGATATGAAGTCAGCCATTGAGGAGTTGATTGACAGCCTCAAAGAAGCATCGGACAAGTCCGGGCTCGAGGCAATTGCACCTGTGGTCATCTTCAAGAAGAGCGAAGAAGACAAAAAAGCAAATGTCACCATGTTTGATGACAAAGAAGGTGACGAGTTTGAGGAAGCTTTGATTCGAACTTTCTACAAGATTTTTATGCACGGCGTAGAGAAGGCTTGTTGGGTCGGAGTGGCGATGGAGGGATACGGCGTCCTCAAAGATGGGGTGCTGATTGAAAAGAGTGCAGAGGAACTCTCAGGTGATGCGCTTGAAAAGGATTTCAGGTACAACCCGTTCTCCAATGTGACAGAGGCATTCACTATTTTTCTCGCTAACGAAGACAATCAGAGCGAATTCATGTTTTACCCATACACTCGAGACGACAACGGCAAGCCTGTGCGTGGTGAACCAATCATTCGCAGTATTGACATGGGCGAAGACATCTCAGATGTTGAAAGCATGTTGCTCCGGTTTCAGGAAGTGATGAAGTTGTCGCGTGATGGCGAGATTGACTGGGACGCAGACTGAAGCTCATCCGCCGCCGTCGCTACAAGACGCTTTTAGCGCCGGAGGCGGGGCTTTTGGTTTGGATTGAGCTTTCATTGCCGGCCAGCTGCTTGGCCTTCGATGCGACCTGGGGTGGCCGACGCCGGCCAGAGACAACGTTCACAATAAAATGACTTGACTTTGGGGCGTGGATGGGTCAAACTGTGTGCATGATACCTACACACTATAAAGACATCAGTCAATGGGACGGAGAGTTGTCAAACTCCTGCGCCTGCAGCAGCTACAACGAGACAACCGGCGAGTTCGATAACACCGACACTTGCTACGGAGATTGTTGGGATGACCAGCTTTCGGTCTTCGGAGAGTTCGTCAAAGAATTCTTCGACGGCAACGAAAACAAAGAATGGCAAGTAGAAGGACTCCCATTGTGGGAGCGCAAAGTATCCGGCCGATTCAGTGCAACCAAAGTTTCCGACTTCGTACAAGGAATCACCGTTCGTGGAGATTGGCACTTGTTCTACAAGTTGGATGGCGAGACTCTGCGAGTTCGTCTCTCTCACCACGACGTCCCAACTGGTGGCGTATTCACAGTGAGTTACGCCAAGGAATACAGCGAATAAAAACCTAGACGCTTACCGCATAGCAATAAACCGGTCGAGCCCGGCGTGTCTCTCCCCCGAGATGCGCCGGGCTTTTTCTTTGCCTCATCCACCACCGCCGCTACAAGACGCTTGCATTCGGGCAAAAGCCCCGTTATATTGTTTTGATGAACCTTTTCCATTGCGTGTATTGCGGCGGTCCAGTGAGCCCGGACCAATCCGGCACGGCACATTTAGTTACCGCGTGGGTGCGGCAAGGTAGAACAAGCATTATGCGCGTCAAGGAAAAGCAATACCAGTATGCGCATGTCGTCTGCGTTGAAAGTCCGCCCAAGGCGGAGCAAGAGGAATCCTTGTTCTAAAGAGAGAAAAGAATCAGCAAAAGTACGGAGGCTGTAAGAAAGCTCACCATTATGACCTCGCCGCAAGAATGCTCAGCTGTTCAATCCCAATTTCTTTCACGATTTTCCTGAGGTCGTCGTAAGTGAACTGCCAAGCCTGAAGCTTGTAGTCAAAACGCCGGGCGTTGATGTCCTCATAAATTTTCATGAGCGCTTTGAACGGCGGTAAACCTTCAGAGAAGTAGTCGTCGTACAGAATCTCTTTGATGTCGGACTCCGTAAAGTCCCTCGGGTCGCTAAAGTCGCCCATTATCTCTCCCTTACTTGCATTCTTCCATGATTTGACCGCCGTCTGTCCTGCGTAACTCACAACGGTTATAGGTAGGCAGATAGATGGTGTCGCCAATTGTAAGAGTGGTGCCGTAAAAAGCAACAACTTTGTCAAGTGCGTTCATGGTGTTTCCGTCACAGTGCGTGCGGGTAATCCAATAAAGAGTGTCTCCCTCTTTGATGGTGAGCGGGGTGCCACTGCAGAAGAACTCGTTGTCCCTCGTGTGCTGTCTGTCTAGGTAGGAGAAGCTCAAGAAGCTGCCTACGGTAACCGCAACGGTTGCGAGGCTAGCCTTGAATGCTCGATAAGAGTTTTCGTTCATGCATGCACTGTACAGAGCACATCGATAAAAAGCAAACATGCTGCAAATTTTCCTGGCCCTCATCCGCCACCGTCAATACAAGATGGTTTGCCCCAACGGGGCTATAAAGCTCTGGATGCAGCTGCCTCGAGCCCGGTCAGCGGCAGTTTCGACCCGGCCGGCAGCGCGTTTTGACCCGGCCAGCGGCTGCCATCGAAGAGAACCAACCCGGCCAGAGCCCCGTAGCTTTTCAGTTACGAAGGTCGGGGCTCCAGAACGTGCACCAGATTTGAACTGCAGTTTTCACGGGCGTGGTATTCGAGACCGCGCCGGGATTCGTCGAGATTGCCGGCAAGACGTGACGGCTTACCTGCTCGATGGTGCTTGACTTTCTCAAATGCCTCCTGTACCATTCAGGGAATATGAGAGGGGGTGAAAATGAAACTGAAGTTCGGAAGCAGCACCGTAAACATTCTCAGCCTTGAGCGAGAAGGTCGTCATTGCGACATCGGAGAAACGAACGCCCAAGTAGGAAGAATGAATATTCTCGCTATTTCAGGCGGTCGTGTTATCCCACTAAAAAACTCGCACGGCGAAACGGTCGGAGTTGCCTATCCCGTAGACGCAAGTCGTCGGGTTGAGGTAATCCTTGATTATGACGACACCTACACGGTTAGTCGCATTCGCTACATCACAAAAGGAAGCGAAGCAAACACCGAAATCGTAGAATATTCTACGTCAGGCATCTACTGCGATTATGTCGGAGAAGTTGCCTACTCGGCTAGTTGCTGGAAGTAAACCCGCAAACAAGACCCCTAGTCCAACCCCCCGGGCTAGGGGTCTTTTGCCGTCCGGGGTCATCCGCCACCGTCGCAACAAGATGATTCAACACAAACCAGAAGCCCCGTATGGGCAAATCGACAGCCGCCGGGAGCTTTTCGACAGCCGCCGGGTCGAGCGGCAGCTTGCAACCGGGGCGCGCAAGCTGAAGACGGGACTATTGTCCCCCAAACCGGGAGCGCACGAGTGACTGCAGCAGCTTCCAGAAGCTTTCGACCGGGGCGTTCCAGAATAAACCCTAGCCCCGTAGTGTTATTTTACGCACCTGAGCAATCATCAACATGCCTGCATGGTGGTGATTGCGAAGGGGCGGGGCTTTCAGCTCTAAAGAAGAAGAATCAGTTTAAGCGGCAGCTTTTGCGCGCCATGGAGCTGCTGCGCGACTTGGAGCTGACAGAATTCTGGTCTCGAGGTCATGGAAGTGTCGAAAGTCATATTCTCTGGTGCTTGACACCTGCAGTGCTTGTTCTATACAGTGCACGCAATGAATCTTTTAGGTGTAGTAACAACAGCAAAATACAGAGGTACCTGCCTCAGGTGTGGCGAAGCAATTGAAAAAGATTTCGGTTGCGTCACTGTCCCCAGGCAAGGAATGATGCATATTGATGTCTACTGTGAACTTGAAAAAATTCAGAAAGCAAAAAACAATCATCCTTCAAGGAGTAGACGTGATTGAAATGTTAACCGCACTCGTGTGCATCGCAATTCTGGCCGTGGCCTAGAGGGAAACCCGCCACAGTCAAACGTTCAAGCCGGCTAGGGTAACCACCCACCCTTCGGAGCTCTGGCCGGCTTTGAATGTGCAATTAATACCTACAACATATAAGGTTTAAACATGACACAAAAAGAAGACTTCATGGACCAATGGTCCGCAGAGGATTACGAAATCTACGGGCAGTGGATGCGCACAGCGGAAAAACTTCGTCCATCACAAAACATCTTTGATATCCGTCAGTATTCAGCGATGCTGGAACGTCTCACACTCGTGTGGGAGAAAGAAATCCTCCCAACAAATATTGAGGAGCATCTTGCAATCAAAAGCTGAATGCTCAGCATGCGAAAACACTTTAGCGCAGGCAATGAACATGCCTGGTTCAGGGTGGAGAGTTGACTGGGGAAACTTCGGTGGCTACGACATGTTTGACGATGTCATTGACGACGAAGAAGGGACCAGAGTCTGGTACCTGTGTCATGACTGTGTTGTCAAATTTCTGACCCTCTTCCCGAAACTCGGGAAAGATATCCCTCGTGGGGCTCACCCGTCAATCACTGATGAACCGTGTTGCGAATGGGCTTGGCACATGGTCTGGGAAGACGGCGACCAAAGCGGAACCCTCTATTTACCCGAGGATGGGCGCTGGGTTAAGGCGTCCGGGTAGCTCTTCCGCCACCGTAACAACAAGATGAAAACAAACCCAATAGCCCCGTAGGGTTTTATTGATGTTTTTGAGAAACCTGCAGCTGCGAACCGCCCGGCCAGCAGCAGAAAATATTTCCTCAGGTGCTTGACACGGTCTGTGAAATAATGTACCTTGACAGGCATCTGAAAGGGGGTAACTATGATTGAAATGGCTACAGCGCTAATCATCATCATCATTGCGGTTTCACTCTAAACAAGACGCCAAATAGATACACTAAAAGCGTGACATCACGCCTCTCGCTCGCAGACGACCACCTCGTCTTGGACTTTCCATACGATGCAAATCAGGTCACCGAAATAAAAACCATTCAAGGTGCAAAATGGGACAAAGTTGCTAGGGTCTGGCGAGTTCCAATCTCAAGCATTGAACGCGTTCGGCACTTCGCCACGAACCATCAGTTCTCAATTGACCCAGAAGTAATGCTGTTCTACGTCCCCAGACCACTCAACGAATCCAAAGGGATAAGCAAGAAGGGCGAATGGCTGTACCTCAGCTTTTCGTACGACCCAGTAAAAGTTCGAGCAGCTAAATCTGTTCCCGGCATCACCTGGGACACGAAGACCAAAAGCTGGAGAGTCCCGCTTACATCAATCTCCCAAGCCATCGCATTTGGAGAAACGTTCGGTCTCGAGATACCCGAAGACATCATCACCGAAGCACACCTAATCAAAACCGCACGTGAAGAAACAATCATCGCATCAAAAGCCAAAGACGCAGAACTTGAAATACCCACCCTCAACGGCAAACTGCTCCCGTACCAAAAAGCTGGAATCAAATATGCAACCAACGCACGCAGGTGCTTCATCGCAGATGACATGGGACTCGGAAAAACCATCCAAGCAATCGGAACGCTCGAGCACTCAGCCGCTGCATATCCGGCTGTCATTGTTTGTCCGTCGGGACTCGTCCTCAACTGGAGAGATGAATATCATAAATGGCTGCCGCACCGGAAAGTCGCCGTCGTCACCAACCGGTCCCAATTCCCTGAAGAAGGAACATTTGATGTACTCGTCATCGGGTACCCAAACATCAGCCACTGGAACAAACTCCTGCTTGGCTACAACGGATATGTATTCGACGAATCACATTACGCAAAAAGCCCCACAGCACAAAGAACAAAAGCTGCAATCAAAATGGCGCGCTCAGCTCCAGACACCGGGGTGGTTCTATGTCTGACCGGGACACCCATAACCAACCGTCCCGCTGAATACGCATCCCAGCTCGACATCCTTGGCCAGCTCAACAGATTCGGAGGAATGTGGGGGTTTTATCGAAGATACTGCGGAGCATTCAGAGACCGATTTGGCCAATGGCACATTGAAGGCGCAAGCAACCTTGATGAATTAAACGAAACACTTCGCTCAATCTGCTACATCCGGCGTACAAAAGAACAGGTGCTCAGCGAACTGCCGCCAGTAAGACACTCCCGTCTGGTGGTAAGCGGGACTTCAGCTGGAATGAAAGAGTACAACGAAGCCCAGGCGGACATCGTTGCATACATCGTTGCTCGAGCAGAAGAAATTGCTAGGGAGCTCGGTAAATCACCAAGGTCAGCTGCCGTGCAAGCAAAAATCAAAGCAGAATCAAACGAACACCTCATGCGAATCTCCGTGCTTCGAAAGCTTGCAGCAAAAGCAAAAATGGAAGCCGTCTACGAATGGATTGACCAAAAGATTGGCGCAGGTGAAAAAGTTGTTGTAGCCGCACACCACAGAGAGGTCGTCGACGCAATCGCAAACCATTACTGCGGTCTCAAGATTCAAGGTGGCATGAACGTGGAAGACATCCAGGAAGCAAAGTTAAAGTTCCAGACTGGGACCATAGATGAAGCCCCGATTATCTCACTATCTATCCAGGCAGCTAAGACCGGACATACGCTTACGGCAGCCCAGGAAGTTCTCTTCGTGGAGCTCCCATGGTCACCAGCAGATGTTGACCAGACCTACAGCCGATGCCACCGACTTGGTCAAAAAGGTTCAGTGATGTCCACGTATATTCTCGCCTCAGGAACCATTGATGAAGAGATTTACGACCTTATTGCGTCCAAGAGAGCCGTAGTTGATGCAGCAACCGAAGGAACCACCCTTGGTGAAGACGTTCGTGGAGCAGAACAAATCGTCATGAATTTCCTCAAATCAGGGCTTGCAGAATCCGATTAACACCGTTATCATGACCTCATGATTACAAAACGTGAAATTGTTGAAGAGCTTGACCTTATGATTGCAAACGGATTCGTTGAAATCGTAGAAGGCTTTGGTGACGAAGCAAAGTACATGGTTACCGAAAAGGGAATGAAACACCTAGAATACCTAAAGGATGAGCAAGGTTAATAAAAAGCAAGCCCCCCAACAGGCCGTTGTATCAATATCTAGATACGGCGAGTGGGGAAAAGTTGAATACGCACACAAACTTGAGTGCGGACACACCGAGATTAGAAAACGCGCATCCCGTGCACCACAAATAGCTTGCGAACAATGCGTCAAAGCAAACACCGCAAAACAAATGCTCTCAAAGTTCGTCCCAGTCAAGATTGAAGAGGACTTCTCGTGGGAAGACGACATTGCTTCGTCAATTGCCAAAACTGAACAGGACATTGGTCGCCTCAGAGCTGGCATCGCAGCAAAGTTCAATATCGGCCCGGAATCAATTGATGTTGTTACCGAAGAAACCGAAGATGGAGCCCTTGTTTCTTATGTGGTTATCGTTCTTGATGCCGAACAGGCCTTGTTGCTAGCAAACAGCCCTAGGAGCTCCGAGTCTCAATCTGTTTCGTGAGCATCACGAAGCAGATTGTAAGCGAGGAGCGGGGCTATTAGACTTAGCAAGCAACAACAGAAAGTAAAACGACATGCCAAAGAATTCTTCATACGAAGAGCGGTTTTTTGAAAAAGTGACAAAAACACAAACATGCTGGGTGTGGAATGCTGCGCTAAATTCTCGTGGATACGGAAGTTTTACATATAACAAAAAACGAATTAGTGCTCATAAATTTTCTTATCTACATTTTGTTGGCGGAATATCCGACGGTCTATATGTCTGTCACTCATGCGATAACATCTGGTGCGTTAATCCAGAGCATCTATGGCTTGGGACACCAAAAGAAAACATGCAAGACATGATTAACAAGGGGCGTGGGGCATTTCAAAAGAAAATAGTTGACAAGCAGTATGAAAAGATGTCTCACTGCAGAAGAGGCCATGAATTCGATGTTGTTGGATGCAGGTATGGCGTAAAAAAAGACGGTAGGAAATACAGAACCTGTAAAGAGTGTCAGAAAATTAGCCAAAAGGAATATAAAAACAGAATTCGCAAAAAATAAGTGATTCATGCGTCGGTAGCTCAATCGGATAGAGCAACAGACTTCTAATCTGTAGGTTGTAGGTTCGATTCCTACCCGACGCGCGCAATGGCAAGTAGCTCAGTTGGCAGAGCAACGGACTGTTAATCCGTGGG